TAAAGTGTATTGGTTTCTTTTTTTCTATGTACTAAAATAGTATTAACAGGAATTGAATCAACATTACCTTGTTCTACATTATAGGTAACTACATACTCATCTGTACTCTTTACATACAAGACAAACATCTTATTGTACATAATAGAGTACGCTTTAGTTATAGTATTAACTAAAGTATCAAGTTCTTCTAAGGTTGTAAAACTGCAGAATAATTTGTTGTTCACATCTTTTATTATTATGGGTTCAAAATCGTATCCCATATACATATGTTTATTTTCTTGTAAAATCATAGTCATAACCTTTTTTAGTTTTCGTTGTTAGTTTATATTTCTTAAATACCTCATTTATTTCAATTTCTATATCTTCTTCATTTTCACCCATTTGAAAAAGGAAGCTATCATAAGTGTAAAGTACGATTTCTGTTTTTTTCCCTCTTAATAACTTATGTATATCCATTAATATATAAGCATTAACTGCTGATTCCACATTCTGTAACATATAATTAAATAGTTTTTGTGGGTTCATATTTTCCAGTTTATCTTTTTCAAAGATATATCCTGAAATTGGAACTGTTACTTGGCCTGAATTATTGAATGTTTCCCAATTTTCTTTTACAAATTTTTCTACTTGTATAAAAAAGGGTATTTCCCTATAGTCGTCCTGTACTCCTCCATAAAGTTGACGGAAAGTAATCTCTTTGGCTTCTTGGTAACTCGTGCCGTAGAGTTCGGAAAACGTTTGGTGGACATCATCATCGCCGAAATCAAAGGAAACCATACGAGAAACAAGATGAGGATGGTATGCACTAATATCGTACTCCAAGAAACCATGACTCGATATGAAGCTCCTCCTTGCGCCATTGTCTTTGTTTAGTGCTGCAAAATTAATGCCATTAAAAGAGTTACTTGGTCTACGTGTTGTTGTAGCCAAATTATAACTTGTGAAAATACGATCGCCTTTGATTGAATAAAATTCGTGATTGAGTTCATAGTGTTTATCAAGTTCATATTTATTTATTTTAATACCGTTCTTTTCTATTCCAAAAAATGCTAACGCTACCTTATTATTGTAAAAATCAAAATATGGTGGTAGCTCTTTAGGTATAACACTACGAACGTGATTATAAATATGTTCACATTTTTCGTAATGCTTGCTTACCGGAACAAGCTTATTGATTTTTTCGTAATTTGGATATTTTGAATAGAAATAATTATGTGTTTTTGTATTTTGTATATACGGAGGAGAGATTATGGATAGGTCATGCAAGCATTTTAATGGAAAGTAATACAATGATTGTTTTTTATCTTGCACCCACACACGCTCTATACTTTGTAGTATATCGCCTATAACCGTTTTATTAAGCGAGTCAGTCTCACTATGGTCAATACATAACATATAACCTTTAGTGTCATTAAACGGTCTAATATACACTAGAGACACATCATTTAAAACCGGATGAATATAATCATGGTAAGGAATAATTTCAACAAAAGCATCTTTGATGATTTTTTGTTGTAAATATTCTAAATGCTCTTCTTTTTCAATTATCCAAAATGCCATTTTTACAACCTTTATTTCTATTTCCTATATAGTCTTTATAACCAAAATTTTCTGCTATTTTTGTAGTTTTAAATAATGGTTGAGTATTTTTATAATTAAACGCTATTAATATAGCATAATAGGTTTACAAAACCAAACTATTTATAAAATTTGTCATAACCACCTATAGATTCTATAAATTTATCTAAACCAGGCAGTTGTAAAAGTTTTTCATAACGTAAAGTAACTCTTTTATTTATAGTAGCAGTTTCTTTTCTATTTGTTCCTGTTATATACCAAAATAAATAAAAAGGTTGATACAATGAATAAACATATTTTGGATCTTTATTTGTTAAACTATCATAATCTGTTTTATTTATTTCTAAAAATTTAGGTTCATTTGTTTTTTTACAAAAGTATCTTAGAAATTGTCCTGTTTGATAGTCTTGTTCTGTTGGTTGAGGGTAATAGAATACAGGTACAATTTGTGTTTCACCTGTTGGAATAATAAACGCGGTATTAGTTGTTTCTGAATATCCTGGAGATGATTGTTCGGTACCTAAAGTACTTATATTATTATTTTGGTCTATTTTTGAAGCTGGAATGATTTCTTTATTGTTTTTGGTTGGTGATTTACCTTCAAAAAATTTACCATTATATAAAGAGTAGTAAAAACCATTATAAGGTACAAAATTGTCTAAATAAACAAATTCTCCCTTATTAGCATATAATCCTGTTTTTATTTTATTCTTTGGAAAGTACATTATTTTATATAATTAGTCATAGGTTCATCTATAGATTTAATATCTAATCCAAAACTTTTTAAACTTTTATAAACATTAGCTATATATCCATTTGTTGTATCAGTTCCAGTAGCAGATGGAGGACAGAATTGATAAATATATTGACGTAATGTTGGTGTTTGTTTTGCTTTATAATTATATGATGTTCCTTCAATTATAGGAATATTATTTTGTTTAAAATAAGTATTATCTTGATCTTTAAAACAATCAGGATATAAAGTACAACCAGTATAAGGTAATAAATTACCTTGGTTAATCCAACTTTGAACAAATTTATTTATTAAAGCATCCCAACCGTCTTTTTTAATTTTATATTTCGCGTAGGTATATTTTTCAGGTTTTGTACCTCTTGTTATAATTTTAGTTTCAGAACCAGCATTTCCTGATCCTACTATATTACCAGGATTATTATTTCTATATCCTAGAGTTGATGTTTTTCCATATCCTTCTTGAGTTGCTATAATAGAAGCAAACTTAACTGCAGGTGATGCTGAAGATTTAAAACTATCAAAATCAGCAGTAGTAATATATCCAGAATCTTTCAATGATGATAAGATTATTTGGTTAGGTGTTAATAGAACTGGGGTGCCACCGTTTTTAGGTGCCCAAGACGGACATTTACCTGTATTTATTCTAGCTTGGAATGATTCTCTTTGAATGTTAGAAATAGGTTCATCTTTATCTCCAGAATTATCTTTGTTAATAACTTGACTTTCTAAAATAGTATTCCATTTATTATTGACAATCTCATGAGTTATGGCTTTAACAATAAAATTATACTTGTTATTATCAAACATAGGAGGAAGAATTTTAGTATCAACATTAAATCTTTCAAGTATTCTCATTCCTGAAATACCCATCATTTTTAACGATAGATTAAAAGGAATAACTAATGGTGATGGAATAGTTCCTTTTTTGGCTGCTTTGTTTACATAAAAATTAGCTATGTCTCTATTTAAAGACATAAGAATATCAATATCACTTTCACTTATATTAAATAAACCCCAAATTTCATTAACTATTTCTTTAGCAGTAGTTAATAATTTACTTAATTCTTCTTCAGATAAACCATTTCCGTTGTTATTAATTTCTTCAATAGTTTGTTTAGTTTTAATAATTCTGTCTTCTAAACCTTTATTAAATCTAGTGAATCCAGTAACGTCCATACCTAATACATTAGTATCAGCTTGAGAAGCTACTGTTACCATATTAGAAAAATTGTTACTTAACTCAGTAGTAAAATCTACTGATTCTATAAAACTACCAAATAAAGAATACTGTGGATTAGCTGAATCGCCTAAATTGAAATTTTCAAATCCGTTAACTACAAATTCAGATATTTGAACTGTTTTAGTAATTAGGTCTGAGTATTTTAAAACATTATTATCAAATATTTTTATTTGATTGTTTTCTCTATCATATATTACTTCAAAGTTGTTTATATATCCTAAAGCAGCAGATATACCTTTTAATAATTCTTTTAAAAAAGATATTAAAGATAAGTTTCCATATTCATCAGTATTATCATTAACTGTAGCTGCTATAAAATCTAAATTTACATCAATATACATTAATTTCCCAACATGGGCACTATGTAAAAATGATTCATCTATAATTTTACTTGAACTAGGAGAAGTAACTAATGAAAATTCTGATGGAAGAGCACCATAAAAAATATCAGAACTATTACTAACAGAGGATGTTGTTGAAGATTCAACAGGTAAAGTACTATTTGAAGCACTAACTTCATTAACCGTTTTTCTAGCTATATTTCCATCTTTAACAGGTATAACACATATATTAGGATTAGCAGATACTTGTTTAGGAAAATGCAAACAAAAATTTGTATTATAATTAGTATCAATATTTACATAAGGATTAGAAATAGTTTTATCATATAATAACAAATTATTTTTAATCCAATTTAATAAAGAACCTAAACGAATATAATACATAGAGTAATCTGTGTATTGTTTTCCACCTCCTGAACTTTCGTTATTTTGAGATGGGGGTTGATATTTTTGAGTTTTTATACCATATACCCCATCTGGAAGATTTTCTTTTTCTTTATTACAAGTTGCTCTCCAAAAAGATAATTGTTTATTTAATTTAGATTTACCAGCGTATCTTTCAACTAAATTATCTGCTAATAAATTTTCACCAGTTAAATTTTGTATTTCAGAATCTATTTCTAATTGTCTTTTTTTCCATGTTTCAGTAATTAAAACATAGTTAGCTATTGATGCTTCTTGAGTTCGTTTCGCTACAGCAGATGAATTACGTCCTAAATTATCACTTTGGACCTGGTTTTCATCATATAACCTTAAAGATCTATTAGGAGATGGTTGATTTAAATTTGGTTCTGAAGTGGCTGTATTTGTTAATTCTTGAGCTATTTTATTAGCTGCGTCTGCTGCTGCTAATTTTCCTGCAGAATTTATAACTCCATTTTTATCAAAGTAACCATTTAAACGATTAAGTTCATTAGTTAATTCTTGTATTTTTTTATCTCTTGTTTGTTTATCTAATGCTTTTTGTCTTGTTGAAGAAGCTCGTTGAGCATCAACAGTATTAATTTTTAAATTTTCTATAATATCACCTTGGTTTACTCCAGTAATAGAGATTTTATAAGTACCATTAGGTTGATATGTGTATTTAAATTTTTTAACTACTAAAAATTGTCCATCATAATTTCCTGATCTTACTTCTCTTTCGTTTTTGATGGAATTAAGAATATCATATGAATTTATATTTTTAGTTTGAAATAGTTTTGAAAAAGCAGGTGTAATTAAACTAGTTGGGTCAATATGAATAATTTCTTTTGAGTTATTATCTATATAACGTGTATGACCCCATTCTAATAAAAAGGTATATCCTGGATGCATAAATAAAGCATCTAAAATATATAATTGTTCTCTATTAAAAGCTGTAATTTCAATTTCTACTTGAGCTAAAAAACCTCTATTAATGTATCCTACTTTTACAGAGTCAATACCAGGCATAGGTCTAATACCTTGATTTAAACCACCAAACCCATAAGAATTTTTTATTGAAAAATCTTTATTATTAATAAAATATTCAGAGTTATTAGTTGAAGGATTAAAATAAAGATCATCATTACTTCCTGTTACAGAAGAAACACCATTATATAAAATAAAATTTTTAGCTAATTTAGAACCTTCATAACCTGATAGTTTTAATTCAGAAGCTTTTTCTGAGCTTATATCTACTGATGAAACCATTCTAACCCATGCTGAGTTATTAAACTTCCATTGATTTAAAGAATCATCATTTGTTGCTAAATTTAATCCTAAATTAAATTGTCGCTCATTTATTTGATTTTTAACATATTCATCAAAAACTTCTCCTATAATATTAGCCATATTATTGATTATTTAATTGTTTAAAACTTAAAATTATATTATTTAAATTAATTGGGATTCTAATTTGAGTTCCTTCAGGAATATATAATGAATTTAATCCTACATCAGGATTAGCAGATGCTATTACCCAATAATATTCTGTTGAATTATAATACTGTTGAGATAATTTATCTAATCTATCTCCTATAGTAGTATAAACATAAATATCTGTATCTGAATAAGGGATTTCAGGATATTTTACTCCTAAATAAGAAGTAATAATACTTGATTGGTTTGAAGTAACGTTTACAGTAGTATTAATATATCTTTCCATTATACAGCATTATTAGTTGAAATAAAATCAGCACCTTTTTTAGGTACAAAACTATGAACAGGAGTAAAGCTAACATTAGCAGAAATAACTGTAGGTAATATTTTAGCGTTTGTTAATAATTTACCATCTACTCCTCTAGCTATGTCCCAAGGTATATTATTAGCAATAGTATAATTAACTGATGTTAAAAATCCGGGTACTTGGATTAAATAATCCCCAACAGTCATTTTAACAAAACATCCTCTCATAAACCCACTATTTTGAGCATAATCAGGAGCTGTTAATGAAGCTAAGTAATTTATTTTTTGGTATTGAGGAGATTGTTCTGCTCTTGATTCTATAGCTATAGTAAATCCAAAACTAATATTTCTTTGAAAACCATCATATATGTAAAAATTTTCACCTCTACCTGAGTATTTGAAGGGCTGCCAGTTTCCTGTGAAATTATCATTAAAATTATCTAAATATGCTCTAAAATGAATAAATTCATATTGAGAAGGATCATCATTATTTACTACTTGAAAATAAAAAGGTATTAAATCAGAATCAGATAATGATGAAGACACAACAGAACTTTTATATATTGAAGATATATTAATTTTATCATCAGGAGTACCTGAAGATAAAGAAGATATATCTGATACGTCTTTATTTTTAAGTCCTGGATCAGACATTCCAAAAGTAGATTGTCTGTTGTTGATAGAGTAATTTCCTTTAGCTAAGAAACTTGTAAATTTAGTTGATTCAGGAACTGCTGTTCTAAAATCCTTAATGCCAGTATTTGTAGCTATATAAGTAGGACCACTTTGCTTAGGACTAGTATTAGATAAAGTTTTAGAAGTAAAAGTACTAAAATTAGAAGTTGGATAATTAGGATTTAATATTTTTTGGTTTGTTAAAGTAGTGTTTGTGGCTCTATTAATATTTACTAAAGTAGTATTAATAATAAAATCATCATCATTAAATTTAATACCAAAATCATTAGACACCTTTACATTAGAAGATGTTTTAACTTGTTGAATTTTAGATTGATACAATAAAGTTAAACGGTTTGTATTATCTTTATTATATTTATCTTTTGTTTTAACTAAATATGAATTTTGTCCTTGTCCATGAGGTAAATCATATAAAAATGGGTTTAAACCTAATTTATTAGTATGATTCCCAAAAGCATTTCCTGCTATTTGAGTTAATGTATTAAGAGGGTTATAAACTTCAACAGGATATATATCTAATGGAAGATTTACAGGTGAAGATTTTATTAATAAATTTTGTTGAGCAGCAAATAATACACCTTGAGTTGATTTTAAAAATTTACCAATTCTTATTTCATCATCTTTAATATGTTTAGCTACTGATGCTCCACCTCTAATAAATAAATCATTATTTAATCCAACACCCCCTATATCCTCTAAAGGTAATCCAAAACTATCTTTAAAAGGTACAGTTATAAAAGGTTGCCCACTCCAACCTCCTCCAGGTCTATCAAAACCGTAAGGTATACTTTTTTGGTCAAAAGTACCTTCTGCTATTGCTTGTGGTTTTGTAGCATATTCAGAGTTAGCAGGATACTTTTGGGAAAAAGTATAATCTTGATAATAAGACTGTAAATCTGTTAATAGGTTTTTTAAAGACATTATTCTGGTAGATTATCTAAATATCTTGATGGGGTTTTTCCGTCTAAATCTAATTGTGAAGGTCTAGGTAAATTATTAACAGCACCGTCTAAATAGCTATTATAGTAAGAATTAACCTTATTAAAATTAGATCCGTTTAAAGAATATCCTGGTTTGTTTCCATCAGCATGTAATATTGAATATCCTGTAGCTAAAGGATTTATATGCGGTGTTTTACCATCATATGCTGTTAAACTTGATCCGTTAATTATTAATAAATCTTTAATTCCCATAATCTTATTTTGTTATAAATATTTTAAAATTAAGCTTGTCCATAAATAGCTCTAGCTTGATAAGTACCTGCTTTGTTTCCATCAATATTAATTACTCCTCCTTTTTCAGTTTGAGAAACTAATTTTTCTAAAAGCATATTTGTTTTTTCAATTCCTTCACCACCCCCATTATGTCCAGTTAAAGATTCATAATAAGAATCCATAGCGTTAGTAGAAGCCATTGCTTCTCTTCTTTGTCTAATTCTAGAAGCTGCGGGACCTTCTTTATCTTTAGCATAAGAGGCTGCAGCCGATGAAGCATTTTGATGTTCATAATAAGCTGAAATTCCTGATCCTGCTAGTCCTAATCCTGCACCAACTAAAGCACCCATTGGTCCAAACATAGAACCCATCATTGCTCCTTGTCCAGTTGCTGATAATATATTTCCACTTGTACCACCTATTGCTTGTCCGGCTAATGTTGCTCCTAATCCTAACATACCAGCACCCATTCCTGTTAATCCTCCTTTTGTACCTCCTACAGTGATACCTCCTTTTGGAGCTTGACCTCCTCCAGGTAAAAATTGTCCTCCTTTATAAAAAGTTCCAGCTGTTCCTTTTTGAAAGAAATTACTCATAAAACCACCACCCATTCCGCCTGCGGCTCCACCACCGGTTGGACCTGATCCTACCACTCTAACAGGAATACCTCCTACTAACATTTTAAGAGCTCCAAAAGCAGCTAAACCACCTAATATTTTACCTACAGGACCAACTAAAAATTTACCAATAGACATAAAAGAATTAGCTACGCCTTTAGCAATATCAGCTATCTTATTAATACCTCCGTTTTTAATAAATTTATCAAATCCGTTTAATATACTAGTAAATAAAGGTTCTAATTGAGTAACAAAAATATCTTTTGCTTTTTCTAGTAAATTATTTAATTTTTCTTGGAAAGTAATATTTTGTACTTGAGATTTTAATTTATCATCTCCAAGTTTAGATAAAAATGCTTCTTTATCTGCTGCTTTAGCATATTGAGCTGCTAAGTCATTTACATCTTTAGCGCCTAATTTATTAGCAGCATTTAACATTTCTTGGTTTTCCAACATCTGACCAAATTCGTCACGTTGGAAACCTAATGATTTAGCAATAGATTCTTGCTGAATACGATTCATTTTACTGAATTTTTCAGCTGTAATGCCTTGATTAGTTATTTCTTTTGCTAATCCTGCTATATCATTATTTAAAGCATAAGTTCTTGCTTTTTCTAAATTAAGATTTTGTCCAGTTAATAACTCAGCTTCTAATTCAGCACCAATAGAATCTTCAAAATTTAATAAACTACTTGCTGCCGCGTCTAATTGGTTAAATTCTGCTCCTAATTTTTTAGCTTCAATAACTGATCTTACTAATCCTTCTGCTCCTCCTTTAATATTTAATCTTTGAACAGCGGTAGTTTTAGCAATTGACTCCATAATCTCTTTATCGCTTAAAGCAATTTTATTTTGAGATTTTTGTAATGCTACTTGTCCTGTTATTTGAACCGTTATATCTTTAAAGTTTTTACCTTGTAAGAATGAAATTTTATATTGTGCTAAAGCTGCTTCTTTACTTATTCCTACACCTTTAACTAAATCATTATAAGCTTCTAATGTTTCTTGAGTAAAATTAGCATAAGTACCAGCAACAGAATTTAAATCATTAAAAGATTCAGTTAAATTAGTGGTTGTAGATAATAAATTAGCGGAATCTGCTGATATTCTTTTAAATTCTTGAGCAGTTTTTCTAGCATTTTCAGGTGTTGTACCAAAATTTCTACCTATATCTATAGCTCGTTTATCAAATTCATTAAATAATTTTACTATAGTAGATAATAACCCACCAGCTGCTCCTATTAAAACTAAAGGATCAGTTAAATTTTTCTTTAATGATGAACCTAAAGATTTTAAAGCAGCACTCATTACACTCCATCTATTACCAGTAAGTTTAGATGCTTCTTCATTAGCGGCTTCTAATGCTTTTTTAGTATCAATAAATTTATTTAAAATAGGAATTTTATTAATACCATCTAATATTTTACCAGTAAGACCTAGATTTTTTTCTATATCAACATAAACTTTATTTAATCTTTCAGCATTTGCTACTTGTTCTTTAGAATAAATAACAGCATCTCCTAAAAGTCCTGCTATTTTTAACAATGATTTTTGTTCTGCCCCTCTTGCTGTTTGGGCTTTTCTCATAAATTGATCTCTTTGTCTTTCTAAAGATGTTATTTCTTTAGCACTTTTAATCAATTGATCTTCAAGAGATTTTCTTTCTTTTGAATTTTTTAAAGAATTAGCATTAATTTCGGATAATTGTTTTCCTAAATTAGTACTTGTATTTAAAGCATTATTAAATATCTTTTGAGTATCTCCAGTAACTTTGTTAAATTCTTTTAAATTTTTATTTAAAGCACCAGACAATGAATTAATACTTTCTTGGATAGAAAGTGCTTCTTCACCTACTTCTCTTAACAGCTTTTTTGGATCCTCTTTGGCCATATATTATAAATATTTAAGGGCATCATTTTTTAGATGCCCCTGATTTATATAATAATTTTTGATTTGGAGGTAATGGGTTTTCTTGATTGTGTTGTTTTAAAACTTGTATAGTTTTATTATAATTAGCTTCATCATTATTATTGGTTTTATCATAATGAGATTTTAACTGTGCTAATACAAACTTTCTAATCCATATAGGTAAATTATAAACAGTATTGAAATCATAACCTCCTTGACTCCAAAAACAAATATCATGAATTTGTAAGAATAAATCTTTTCTTACTTCAGGAGCATTATTAAGACTCAGGCCAAAAAAAGCTAAGACCAATAGGTATATCGATCTCCTCCTCAAGACCGTCTTCTGTTTCTATTGTAGTTTTAGTAACAATATCCGGTTGGAAATCTGAAATGTATTTTCTAAATTCTCTTGAATCTTTAGCTAAAAAAGCATTATCAACAAAATCACGAATTACTTTTTTATCAGGATTACCATCAATAGCTATAATCATTTGTTTAAAACGAGTAGTTAATTCTGGAATGTTGTCTTTGTTGATTTTTTTAATACCTTCTAATTCTGACTCAATTGCTTTTTCATCTTTACCTGTTAATAATTTAAAAGTTAATGTTACTTTAGAAGCAGGTAATGTATAGAAGAACTCATTTTTACCTTTAGTAAATAAAGTTTCATCAATTTCTTTATTATCTAAGGTTGTTAATTCAATACTTTGTTCTTTACCAAAATAGTTAAATTTATATTCTGAACCATAACCTAAAATACGAGCAGCAATCAAAAGAGCATTTTTATCACCAGTAATCAAATCATCTACTTTAATGTTTTTATCAACAATTAAAGACTGAAGTAATTTATCAAAAACTACTCCTTTAGAAATGTAAGATTGGTTAGTTAAAATGTCTTCTTCTTTAGCAGTCATATACTTCATTTCAAGTTTACCAGAAGATAATGGAGATGTTTCAGGATATACTAAACCTTTTGAAGGTAAATCTATAACCTCTGTTGGGAAATTAAATTCGCTCATGTTATTTATAACTTTATTGTCCTATATAAATATATAGAAATGAAAAAAGCCCGCAATTTCTTGCGAGCTTTCTTAATTTTCTTTTTATTAATTAGAAGTTTAACACACAATAATCAGGTTGTACTGTCATAGTGATATTAACAGCAGTATCAACAGTATCCCAGTTATAATCACCGAAGTTAGCATCAGTAATAAAAGCTCCTTTTAATACCCATTCAGATACAATATCACCTACAGGACCTAATACGTCGAAAGTTAAGTCTTTCTTATAGAAATCACTATAACCATCTCTACCTGTTACTGATTCGTGATGTAAACGAACCCATTCCATTACAGCTTGTGCACCTGAAGGAGTGATAGGATCGAATAAAGTAAATTGTACAGGATTCCATTTGGTTACACCTTTAACATAACGTTGTACGTTAATATGGTTTAACGGAACTGTACCTTGAGTTAAACTTATAGCACCTACCCCTTTGATTTCATATGCAGGAATACCATCAATATACATGATAAAGCGGTTCGCCTGTTTTGGTTCGAAGGCGGTGAAAAATATTTCGTTCGGATTTAATACTGCCATTTTATTTATTGTTTATTATAAATATTTAAATTTTAAAAAATTAATCAAAAGTTACTCCTGTTGGTAAGATGTTGAAATCTAAGTAAATAAATTCAGCAGTCTTAGTTGGTTGAATATAAATTTGACCTATTAATTGGTTTCTATCAATTACATCAGCTGTATTGTTTGAATCATCCATTACTACTTTAAACGCATATAAACCTTGTTTTTGTTGAACAGAAGCTAAATATGGATTAACTTGAGCTAAAAATGCATTACGAGTAGCGATAGTGTTTTGTTCAAATACTAAGTTATTTGCTACTTGAGAAATATAAGATTTTAAAGCAATTAATAATCTTCTTACGTTTACTCTATCTAAAGCAGATGCTTGAGTTTGTAATGTTTTCTGACCATATACTACAACTCCAGTTCCTGGGAATGTAGCAATTGGGTTAACTTTACCTTGATATAATGTATCTCTGTTTGCTTGAGATAATTTTTGTTCTGCTCTAATTACATTTCCTAATCCACCTCTGTTAATACCTGCAGGTGCAAACCAAGGCTCACTTACAGAATCATTATAAGCATAAACACCACCTACCATAGTTGAAGCAGGTACCCAAATGTTAGCTCCAATATCAGGATCAATAGTTTGTAACCAAGGCCAGTATGAAGCGGCATACGAAGTATTACGAGTCGCAGCTTGAGTAGTTACAGTTGTAACGTTTGAATCATAAGGTACTAAGTCTAATACAAAAATATTATCACCTCTGTTTTGAGTGTTTGAAATAATATTCGATACTTGAGAAGTTTGTAATGAGTTAAATAAACCAGGAGTTAATAATACGTTAAATTTATAATCATCTTGGTTAGATAATAAATTAATCATATTATCATAGCTAGCACTACCTATACCTTGTGAGAAGTTACCGTCAGTAATTGTATTGTAATATTGAGCTTTTCCATTAAATAAATTACCTGTTGCGTTTTGGAAAGCACCACTAGCATTTAAAGGAATAGAACTAGTATATTCAGCTTTGAAAGTACCATCATTCTTAAAGTAGTTTGGAGTAGGTAAGTTAACAGCTTTAACTCTTACATATTTTGAATTATTTGGATAAGAACCAGATACTTGGATTTGGTTGTTAGAAGAGTTATAGTTTAAAGCATAATCACCAATTACTTTTGAAATATAATTAGGTGAGAATGGATCCATAGATAAGTTAGTCCATGTTTCTAATACAATTGGAGTATTTGTTGAATCGTTACCTTGTCTAATTAATAATGAGAAAGTACCTGATGAAGTGTTTGAGTTGACAATTTGCCATCTAATATTATCTGATGAACCACTTGGTAAAGTACCATCACTTGCTAAACTTGAACTACTATTCATAATAGCACCTTTAGATAAAGTTTCTAATGAAAAAGCAGCTGAAGATGAATTAGAAGCAGAAATAGGGAATGATTCAGCAGGAGTAAATGATCCTGTTACTACTCTAGCTACTAATAATGTTTCTCCACCGTTATTAAAGTAATTATAGGCAGCAATTGAAGTAAAGTAAGTGTAAACTTGGCTTGAACTTTGAAAAGTTGTACCAAAAATATTCTGATATTGACTGTAAGAAGTAACAATTGTAGGAACTTCAACAGGACCTTTAACAGTAGGACCAATAAGCGCAGCTCCAACAGTTACTGGTTGTTGGGTGATAAATGACTGGTCGTTTTCTAGAGCTAATACGCCAGGTGATATTAAAGTTGATGCCATTTTCTTTTAGTTTTTATTCTATTATAAATATGTTAAAAAATCTCAAAAGTAAGATTAACTTACAACCAATTAAATAAAAACCCTTAAGTATAAATATTATTATTGTAAATAAACAATAATAAAGTTTACATCATCATTTGTAGAAGCTCCAATATCTTTAATAAAGAATGAACCAGCTGATGGAGCGGTTTCTTGAACCATTAAAGCATTATTGCCTGGAGAAGTTGAACCTGATGCTTTAGTAGCAGTAACCCAATATTGTGTTTGGAATCTTTTTCCAGATAAAGCAGTTGGATTAATTGCGGCACTAACACCTGAAGCTAATTTAATTGAACCTGCTAAAACTCCTAACCCACCAGGTTGGAAATTTACTCCACTTCCACTAGGGTTAAAAGAAGGTGCGTTAGTGTTTATATATGAAGCTCCGGAAGCAGTACCTGCTAGAGGACCTATGAATGATCCAGTAAATGATCCAGTGAATGAACCTGTTAGGTTTGCAGTCCCTAAATACGACCCTGTAAATGAACCTGTTAGGTTTGCAGTCCCTAAATACGACCCTGTAAATGATCCAGTAAATGATGAAGCAGTTATAGCATTTAATACTCTAATACTACCAGATTGATTTAAACTACCTGTTAATGTTAAAGAACCTGATAAAGTTATATCATAAGATACTAATCCTGTAAAAGCATCTACTGATTGAGTAACATGACCTGTTTGGATTGTTGCTCCATTTATTATACCTGATTTTGAGAATACTGCCATATGTTATAAATATGTAAAGAAAATTAAGTTATATTAATTAAAATACCGTTTTGAAAATTTAGGTTTTGTTGACCTGGGGGATTGCCTACAATAGTAACAATACCTGTATGTCCTGCAACTGGAGTAACAGGTGATGTTGTTATTATATTACCACCAGAATCTACTTCTAAATTTGCTACTGATGTTCCTGGAAACGCTGATGGGTTGTTGTATGCGGGTAATGACATTTGTAGGCTATGCATACTCCAGTTAGCAACTTCAGCTGTACTACCAGCATTTGTACCTTTAAGTATTCTAATTCTGTTTTGATAGAGGTCAATAAATGAAGCGGAAGTGTAAGTTCCTCCTGGGGCATTAAATCCTATTTGTCCACCTTCATTTGAAGTATCACGGGCTCCTAAAGTTAAAGTATTTTCAGATGGACCTAAACTAGATGTGGCTACAGCAGCACTACCTGTTATTACTACATTCTGGTTTAATGTATTAACATAGGATGCTGTTAGGGCAGAAGTAGCACTTCCAGAAAGTGAACCTGTAAATGAAGTTGCTATGACTGGTCCTACTACATTTAATGATCCTGATATTGCTGCTGAACCGGTAAAAGGGAATGGTGAAACTGAGGAACCTCCACCTCCACCTCCTCCACCACCGCCCAAAGATGCTCTAAATAAGCCTCCTGGTAGTATTCTATAAGATGTTGAATTTGTAAAATCACCATTGTTTCTTATTAATATAGCTCCAAGATAAATTGCATTTTGTTTTGTATTTTCTACTTCGTTAAAAGGCTCGTATGGTAAATTAGCAGCAGCATCAATTTCACTAGCATATGTGCTAGAGCCATAGTATACAACGATTCCTTTAGTCGCTGAGTTTGGATACCAAAATACCCTCTGTATAGACCATTGTCTATTAGCACCATTTCCTGGTACTGGCTGTAAACTACCTGAATTTCCCGGGTTGTAATTAGCAGGATCAATTACTGTGTAACCCAGTCCTCCATTTGTATCTTGTACGAACTCAGAACCAGACTGATAGTACCGGAATATTTTAGATACATTAGTCCTTGGATCGGTAATGTAGGAAGGATTATTTGGATCTACCTGGTAATTTCTACCATCTGCAAATGCTATACCACTTCCAACCTCTAATCCTAATGAACTACTAGTGAATAAAGTATACCCAGATATTTTTAATGGTCCAAATGCTTTAATAAAGTCATAAGTCCTTTGTTTGTATCCATAAGCAGTATTAGGGTAGGCAATTTGAGCATTAATTGTTGATTTATTCTGGTGAAGAACAGTTCCAATTTGGATTGAGGTATTGTATTGACCATCAGTCCAAGGAGTAGTTTGCTGTATTATACTACCACTTGAATCAATACCTACAAATGTTTGAATGGAGGAAGTTCTATAAGTTAAAGTTTGGCCTGTAAGATTCCCCCAGTTTATATACTGTACTATTGGGTATGGGTTAGTGGTTAAAGATGCATTTAAATTAACTATAATACCACTACCTGAACTTATATTAAAAGTAGTAGAAGATGCGGTGGTTATTAAACCACCGTTTAATAATCCGGTGTATAAATTACCTTCTAACCATCTTAGACGGGTTACGTTATTGTACCCATTTCCGTTTTGAGAAAAATATAAATCGTTTGTAGAACCGGAAACGTATATGTAAGAAGCTGATATTGAAGTATCAATGTTCTTAACAACAGGGTCAAACTTAATTACACCGTTTGTTTCTACATCACCATAAATTTTAATAGTAGGTGTAGCAGGAACTGTTGTTGATCCAGAAATTATAATACTACCGGATAGGGTAGTATTTCCTAATAATGTATTATTTCCTATTTGGATTGTTGAACCTGTTATATTTAGAGATCCTGTTATAAAGACATCTTGATGTAATGGATTAATATAAGATGCTGTTAAAGCATATGAAGCACTTAATGTTGTTCCACCATTAATTAAAATTGTTACATCATTAAATTGACCTATAGAAGCTGTGACTCCTGATCCTATGAAGTTAATTTTATTAACTTGAGTGGTAATTTGACTACCTTGATTCTCAATTTTAACAGGTATTAAACCTGGTTTACTTAATAATGCCATTATTCTATATTATCTGTTGTTTCTAAGAAAATAGTTGTTTTAGTTTTATTATTAAACTTATTAATAGAATTAGTATTCTTTTGAATATTATCAGGAATAATATATCCATTTAAAGTTACATCAAAAGTACTTCTAACTACTCTTTCAGCTGTTTCATTTAATTCTGTTTGGAAACCAAATGAATTAATTTTGGCTTGGAATTTAAATCTTTCAGGATTACCCCAATAAGCGTCTGAAGCGTAATTAATTGCTTCAACTATTTTGTTTAATTGTTCTACATAATAAGTAAAAACAATAAATGAATAAGTTACTGTTACATAATCAGGAGCAACTACAGCATAATATTGTTTTTCAGGTTTTCTATTATTTAATACATTAAAAGGATCATATGCATTTCTTGAATCATATGATTTTTGAAATATACCATAATTATTAGGATTATTAGCATCCATTTTATTTGCTAATGTCCTATTTTTTTCTATTGAATTTCTTTTAAATATAATTAAAGGAGCCATTAAATCTCCTTTTGAATCTCTTAAATAACCATCTCTTTGAAATGATTTCCATTTTTCAGGAGAACCATACAATACAGGAACAGGTATAGTTTCCTCATTTTGTATTACAGTAGGTCTAATTACATTTTCGAAATAATAAAAAACAGCTTCATCAATATCTTGAATACCAACAGTATAAGGTTTAACTGTATCTCCTCTCCAAGATTGTTGTAAAGCTCTATCTTTAGGATTATTTTGAGATAAATTAGGATTACCTTGTTGAATATCACTAGGAGTAACTAATGAATTAGCTATCTCTTTTTGAGTTTTAGGGATTGGTTTTCTTACTTTAGCCATTATAATCTCATTTTATCAATACCAACTCTATCACTTGGAACGTAATGAGCAGTACAAACTACAGATAAGTTATAACCAAATTGAGATAAATCTGTTTCTAATGGGTTATTTCCATTTCCATCAGTATAAGGATAATCTGGGTCTTTACCTGTAAAGAATTGTACAACATTTTCATTATCAATTTCCCAATATGCATCTTGCCACATTATATAATCTCCAATTTCAGGAACAACATTAGCATCTACTAAATCATCTCTTAAGAATTTAAAAGTCATAGGCCAATTGAATCCTACTAAATCATCTTGTATAGGTGCAGTTTGATCACCAACTTCTACTAAAGCATATAATAAAAGAGGTTCATTAAATGATCTACCAGTTGATGCTTCACCATACATATTTATTACAGTTTCTTGAACATTAACTTTGTAAAACACTACTTGTTGAGAAATAATGTTCTGCATCAACTCTCTGTTGATGTATCTAAACATTGAAATATCTCGAGATTGTCCAAAAAGAGCCATATTATCCTATAAAAATTGTCATTGGTACTTGATTTAATTCAGTTTGACGTGCGGTTGATTCTGCTGCTCTTCTTTCTAATAAAGATTGTTTTGAGGTTTGGTCAAAATATTCTCTTAATCTAGTAATTAAAGCTTCTTTTTCTGCTGTTGCTGCTGTTATTAAATCACCTTGGTTTAAAGTTACTTCTGCTCCTGGGATAGGAATGGATGAATATTTTCCTCTAATATATCCTAACATTTCTTTAGATAAAGCTAAAGTATATTCAAAAATCCAACTTCTACCAATTGGGTTAATTTGAGAATAAGTTGGATAATTATAAGGAACGTTACTTATATTAGTAATTTTACCGGGGGTATTTGAAATAGCAGAATTAGTTCTTTCATCTACTTTAATATAATTAAACCATAATTGAACTCCATCATCTCCACCTCCAGGAATTGGGAATATTCTTAATCTATTATTAATTAATTGGAAAGTATAGTTAGAATATCTAACTTGATTACTCATTTCAATAGCTTGAATGTTAGCCATATCATAACTTAGAGGCATTAAAACAAAGTTAGTTGAAGGACCATAACCTGCTAACCCCATTAAACCAACAGCCGCTGTAGTACCAGGACCTAAACCAGCCCAAGGACTATATAGTTGACTAATGGCAGGAGTACCCTCATAGAATATTTTTTTAATTTCTATACCACCAGTAATATTTTGAGATGCAGCCCACGCTGATAAATCATAGTCTTGTATACTAGACGTTAGAGTAACAGATCCACTGTACCAATTTACATTACCACCAGTACCTGCTTCTTCAGCATATTGTTGAGATAATCTAACAATATTAGCCATTGAAGGAGTGATTAAAGCATTGTTTAATACTGATGAAGTTGGAGCACCTTCTAAAGATAAATAATTATCTCTAGATTGGAATGCGTATACTTCATTACCATATACTGTTACAGCTTGTTCGAATGCTGTATAAAAGTTTATATCTTGTAATTCTACGTTTTCAATAGGATAACCTAAACGTAAAGAACAAAATCTAGCAACTTTATCAGCGTCAGTTTGGAACTGATAATCGTTGTCGTAAAACCCGAAAGGAGTATCTCCAGGGAAAAATGATGAAGAGCCAGGCCAAATTGGAATGTTTGCCATAATATAATATTTGGTTATAAATATTTAAAATAAGAAAAGGACCTACATTGGGGTCCTTTTAATTTTAAAGTTAGTTTTTAATTAAGCGTTAGGAATAAATTCTCCATTATCAAGATCAATAGTACCATTACCATATTTTTCAGATAATGTTTTACCAATCTCATTTTCTCTTGTTTTTAATTGAGAATAAATTTTAACTAATTCATCATAACGATTTTCAATTTGAATTTTAGAAATTTCTAAATTACCAAATTCTAAAGCTAATGATTGATTTTGTTGTTGAATTTCTTGTAATTGTTGAATCTCTTCTTGAGTTAATTTTGTATTTTCCATATAACATTATTTATTTTATTCTGTTGGGATTCCTGTAATCTTAAAAGTAGATGTAGGATAAAAAACTTCTAATTGTTCTTTTATTTTTGTAGTAACATAATAAAGATATTTATCTACTACTGTATTTCCTACTTCTGTTGTAGGAGCTTTAGCTGTTTCAATATAAAAAGGCCAACAAGCAATTGAACTAACACCTGCTAAATATGCATCTTTAAAAGGATACATAAAACAATCTACAGGTATTTGAGTACCTGCTACAGGATAATGTAATGTTAAACGAAAATAGGGTTGAGTATAAATTCCGTGGTTATACTCAAAAGTATCTGTTACTTGAATAGCCATATATTATAAATATTAAATATTTGAATAGCCATATTCAAAAGGAATTAAATATACATCTAAAGAACTTGAAACGTTTAATGCTTTTGAACGCCCATAAGTATCTCCAGTTGTAACTGATGCAAATATTAGAGAACCATCATCGAATATTGTTCCTGAGAATGTTCCTCCTATGCTTGAAGTTAATTGTAAAAGTAACTGTTCTGTTGTTTGATTAAAAATATCAATGTTTATTCCTTGTCCAGATCCTGTATAATTAAAAATTCTACCGCTGATTGGTGCTGTATAGCTATTTGCTACTAAAATATTTTGACTTCCGTATCTTGTGGATATTGATGTACCTGCGGGTGATTCCCAGTAGAATCTATACTGGTGAGGAATAAAAGTATCATACAAACCTAAAGGATTAGGTTGATTTGTATATCTTTTAACAAAAGGATTTCCAGTAACTGTTGCAATATGGGCACCTAATTCTGCATCTGTTAAAATGTTATTTCTGTATAAGTTTACCATTGGATAAACTCCAAAAATACCTCCTACTTCTGAACCTGTATATTCTACTCCAGCATCATATCTAGTTACGTTGTTTTGATCAAAAGTTGTTATTCTGTAACTATTATCTATAACATATAAACTTCCTGAATTGGTTGTGTTATAATAAAAGGAACTTGATGTGTAAGTAGGTGTTGTTACTGCTGTTCTAGCATTTATAGGATCATTTGAAAAATAATAATTTCTAGCACAACCATCTACACCTTTTGTAGGATGTATGTCTGATATGTAATTTATAATATAGTAGCCATTAATATTAGTAGCATATGTAGCTCCACTATTTGCAAAAAATGAAGAAGTTAAGTAATTTAATCCACGTCTTAATATAACATTGGCTGTATTAGCATCAGCATTACTAGCGGAAACATCAAATCTATGTTGTAAGCTATTCATACCACATAATGTAGCTCCACCATCGGTGTATGATGTGGTTATACTTTGGTTATTTATAGTTACATAAGCTGTTGTTAATGAGTTGTTAGCATCCCAGTTAATTCTTAAAGCACTTTGCTGAAGTATAGGATTTGTTTCAAAAATAGGTAAAACGGTTGTAGCTACACTACTGTTTAATATAAAATCAGTTCCGTTAGGTGTTAAAGGTGTTGGTAAAGACCAAGGTAAAACGATAGTATTATTTACTTGGGTAGTAGTTGTTTTATCATATTCATACGTAACATATAAATTTATAGGTACATGTCTAAAACTTGCATTTGATGCTATATTAGTTCTTAAACCAAAATTATGAGACTGCGAAACATTAGGTAAACTAGATGTTGGTATACTCCATATTAGTCTATCGTAGGTATCAGAATTTTGTGATCTCTCAACGGGAAAGAATGTAGTCCTTGTATTTGAAAATGAAGATGTAATTGATCCGGTTAATTGTATATCATTACCAGCACCGCCAGATTCATTACCTTCAATTTCTATAAAATAATCTCTTATATTTATATTTGATTCTGGTAGAAAACCAGGTGTGACTACTGATTGAGATAGGTATATTTGATAACTTCCCCCATTATAATCATTATCCCCAGTTACTAGAAAACGTAATTTTGTCGGTAATGAACTACTAGAAATAAATACATATTGATCAAAATTAATTTGGTCACCTGCTGATGTTTTGTATAATAATTCACCGCTTGAGCTATTATAAATAGAGGCTGATACAAAAGTAGGTGGGTTATCACCGTATCCTGTAGTTAATGTTACTCTATAACTTCCACTATTTGTAATAGTATAATTACTAATGAAATTAGAGACTTTTACAGAACCACTCTGTGTGAAACCAAAACTAGAATTTTCTACTTGACTTGTATCTATAGATCTAGAAGGTATTAACCTAGGGATTTGGTTATTACCTATAATACTGGCTTGTATAGTTCCGTTTGATAGACCGGTTATAGGTGATTCTAAAGGAATAATAGCAGTTTTAATATAGGTGGTGTTTATATCATCATGTTCATAAGTACAATACAATTTAAAATTAGCATTTTGCATTAAAGATGCTGTACCTACAGAAGGATAATAATATAAAGCAGGTATTAAATTAATAGATGAAGATACTGTTGGTATGTTTGTATTAAAAAAACTAGTAAAATCAAATGGACCTCCTACAAAAGACATATTTTCACCTGACGTAGGTATTGCTGGGTTCCATAAAATAGAAGATGATGTTGAAGACCCGCTAATACTTAAATCTAATTTTAATGAAGCTAATCCACCGTCTGTGGATACTTGAATATCATCATGAAAAGCAACTTCAGCATAAACTGATTTAAATACACGGGAAGAAGTTTCAGGAAAATATATAGTTTTAGAACCAAAAGAGGCTGTAGTATAAGTCAAACTAGCTGTGTTTGCTAATGTAATACTACTAGTTACTGTAGGCCAAGCGTATATTATTGATTTTGCAACTATTGCCATTATTTATAGATTTCTGTTATTAATTGTAAAGTTAAATTTGAAGCACTTGTATTTGTTTCAACATTTATTAAAAATACATCATTTGGATTAAATAAAGTTGTCCATCCTGATACATTATATGAACTAGTAAATTGGTTGTTTATTAACTGAGGTTTATTTGTTGTTATAATAGTATCTGAAGATGTGGGTAATGTATTATTTCTTTTCCAAATATTTAAAGTTGTTGTTGATCCTGTATTTGATGTTAAAATAAATCCTTTTATAGATCCTGAATATGGTGAATAAAATATACTGTTGGTTTTACTTCCTGTTGTTATGGGTGTTGGAATACTTCCTAAATTAAAAGTTATTATTTTTGACTCTGTTATTGATGTTGATGAGGTTCCAAATAATGAACCAGTAAAAGATCCTGTAAAAGAACCGGTATTATAAGAAGAAGTAAAATTATTAAAACTACTAGTTGTAACAAATGAACCCGTATTTATAGTAGTTCCTGCATTTAATGCAAAAGATGCAGTTAGTGCATAACTTGCGGATATAGATTGGTTTGAATAAGAAGAAGTTCCTAGTAATGAACCTGTAAATCCTAAAGTTGATACTGTAGATCCAGTAACAATCAAACTTCCTGTTATTATAGCACTGCCAGTATATGGAAATACTGATCCTGTATTAACAGTAATTGGGAATGTTGAACCATTCCCTTTAGTAAAGGTTATTGTATTTAAATTTACAGATGCTGTGGTTAATAGAGATCCTGTATCTAAACTTCCAGTTCCTGGAGGACCTTGTGGGCCTGGGGGGCCTGGTGTATTTATTTCAAGAACAGCAGTAACTGGTTGAGTGACGGTAATTTGGTTTTGATCACTGTCGGTAATTACTACTATATTATTGTTTTGAGATAAATTAACTTGGTTATCTTGTGATGATATGTAAATTTTATCACTCATTAGCAAATACCGGTTGTTACTTCTTTAGATAATTTTACACCACCCTGTAGTATTCTACTTACATAAGAACCAGAAGCAATTTCTAAATCATAAACAGCTTGATCAAAATTTAACCTTGAAGAACTAATAGCAGAAATATAAAGTTTTATAGATCCTGATGTAGTAGGTGATAAAAACTCTAAACCTGTTCCATCAGCTTGTAAACTACTAGATAGACATAGATAAGTAGTTGTAGATCCTATAGAAGGCCTAATTTGCATTCTCCCTCCAAATCCTGTTAAATCAATAGGATTGTTGTTAGAATCTTTATAAGCAATTGTAATGTCGTACGTTGCTCCTTGTTCTATTACTATATTATATTTACCCGCAGCCATAGTTTGTTTATAAATATTAAAGATACAGGGGAAAATATTAATCTCTATAGGCAGCAAACACTTTTAACACAGGTTCTACTATTTCATGTCTGTGGTTTTTTTCTAATGTAATTACTTTAACTTTGGGTACTTCAATTTCTAGTTTTAAAAAGAAATCAAAACCCGAGTCTTTTTTATTTTTTAAATCACATTGAGACATATCTCCACAAAAAATCATTTTAGAGTTTCTACCTAAACGACCAATCATTAATTCTGTTTGTTTCATAGAAGCGTTTTGTGCTTCATCAATCAAAACATAACAGTTAGAAAATGTATTACCTCTTAAAAATCCAAAAGGAGCTACTAAAACTTGTCCTTCATTAACTAATTTTTCTGATTTTTCTTTACCTACTAACTCATGCATTATATTATATATAGGAGCAGTTAAATAAGCTAATTTATCATCAACTCCTCCTGGTAAATGTCCAATATCTTCACCAGCAGTTACATAAGGACGAGCAATTATAATTTTTTCTATTTCTCTTTTAAACAATTGATCTAAAGCTACTTGTAAGGCAGTTGCTGTTTTACCAGATCCTGCTTTACCTTTTAAAGCTACAATGTCATTGTTTAAAATATCTTCTTTAGCTTTTTTTTGTTCTTCATTCAGAGTAATTCCGAATTTAATTGGATTTTTAGGTATTCTTTTATTTTTAAATACCTCATCCTCGTAATGGTTTGATGCCATATTATTTATTTATTATTTTAACAATCTTATCTATTCCTGCTTGCACATGCATTACATCATCAAGACAAAGTTCAAAATCAAATCTTTCATCTAACGGTAATACTAAATCAACTTGAGAACCCCATCTAATTAAAGAAAATCTTTCATTTTGAGCAAATATATCATTCTGTGAATTTGTAAAAGGAGCAATTACATTTACATCTTCATCAGCAATCTGAATAAGATAATATTTGTAATCTAAAGAAGGTGAGTAAATTTGATTCCACATTCTTTCATTATATTTTAAATACTCCATATTAGCAGGATTAATCTTTTTATTTAAGATATCCTTTTCTACAGCTAACATTGGTTTATTAGTTGACTGTATAGCGTCTAGTGGTTTATATTTTAAAATACCTCCGTAAGGTATGCGATTTATATGAACATCGTAGAACGACATGAATATACCGATAACTAATGAAGGGGTATTGTATTCATCATCGCCTACGACATCTTGTAGTGTGTAATTTAATCCTTTAATCTCAACTATAGGTTCAGTAGGATTTTTAATATATTTTTGATATAAAATAGTTCCATCAGCAGGTGAATAAAAATGTTCGTGGTCAATATAGTTAGGGCGAATTGGGTCTCTAAAGAAAAAAGTATTAGATAATTCTCCAACAGGCATTTTTTGAAGTTGTTTCACTTCACCGTTCAACCATTCTTCTAGCGTTTGTGCCATTATAGTAACGTTTTTAAATGATCTACACGATTAAGGTGGAAAACCATGCAACTCAACATGGCCCCGCTTTTCATATATTCTGATAAGTTAAAAATAACAGGTTCCATACCAGCATTAGAACAAATTTTTTCTAATGTTTCAATTTTATGTTTTTCACCTTCATAATATTCATGAGATTTTTTCAACTCAGAAATATTAGAAGCACATAAAATCATGTTACCATATCTAATAGAGTTAGTTAATCCACCTAAAGCATCTTCAACATCAATATCAATAATTTCTGTTTCTCTTTCTATTAACGCGAGTTCTTCAGAGTCAAATAACTCGGTGCAAATCAATGTTTGTTCTGTGTTTAACGCGAATATAGAACAATCTAAATGATAAAGATATTCATCAGTCATAGCAACCTTAATAATATCCATATTATATTGTTCTTCCATCCATTCATATGTTTTAATATTTGAACGAATACCGTAACCACCAATATATTTGTTACCATAAAGGTATTTTAAATCAGCTTCACCTTCCCATTTGTAAGGAGAAATAGCTGTTTTATAACCCATTTGGTTAAAGAATTTTTCACCTACTAATTCTTCACCTTTACGAGGATCAGAAGTAAAGTTAGATAAAATAATATGATTTTCATTTTTAATATGAGGTAAATGAATACCTAAATTAGCTACATAAACTTGATCTTGAAAATTGCCTTCAGCAGGTAATAAATAAACTAAAGATCCACCAGCCATAAACTGATATAAATCCATAAATTGTTTATAAGCTTTTGGTTTATTAACTCTTAACTCATCATCAGTTAATTCTTGCATCCAAATATTATTTGGATCTTCTGTTGATAAGGTAAATGGAAAATTCATTACATAACTTTGAATAGGTAACTGACTTGGTGTTTCTTTCATAAAATTTATTTTATAACTATGTTGAGTATAAATATATAGTAAATACCTAGAAATAAAGAGAGCCTAGAAATCTCTAGGCTCTTCTTTACTTAATTATATCCTTTCTAGGCTATATTAGATGGTGTTTAAACCATTAACATAGATCTTAGCATAGAATTCAGGACGTAACATCTTCTTAGCATAACGAGTTAATAAACCTTTACGTGGAGTGAAGGTATCAGGATCGTACACTAATGGAGTCATAATCATTGGGATATAAGGAGCAAATACAGCACCAGTCTCAAGGAATTGAGATCCTTTGTAACCCATTAAGATTAAGTTTTCAGTTAAGTAAGGGTTTTTATAAACCTTGTAACGACCGTTTACGCTACCAACTTTCTGTACACCGAATGCATATTCCATTTGCTCAGCTTCACCGTTTGAAGTAGAAGCAAATCCTGGGATAGATTCAAGAACAGTAGCAACTGTAGGAGAAGTTACGATGAAGTTTGCACCACCTCTTAAAGTTAACTGGTGGATTCTATTACTTAACTTTTGGATCTTAGTTCCTAAAGTTTGGAACCATTGACCTTGAGTATTATAGTAACCAGAAGCTAAAGTTGTAGGAACAGCTCCGGCACCAGAACCAGTAATTACAGTGTTGTTAACAACTGACCAATATTCAGTACCAGCAGCAGCATCTTCAATTAACATATCTAAGATTTCAAGATCAATTTCCATTGAAATGTACTCACTCATGATGTTAGTTAATTCAGCTTCAGCATCGATGTTTTGGTAAGCAGCTAAGTCTTGTGCAAACTCAGGAGTCCAAACAGCTTTTAACTTCTTAGTCTTAGCTGTGATAGCTTGTGACTGCATTTTAACATTGATCTCAGGGATAACGATAGTTGAAGTACTTAAAGAGTTAGGAGTTGAGTATGAACTTGATTCTTCAAAGTCACCTCTGTACTGGTCAGTAGTTAACTTGTTATAGAACACTGTGTAAGTGTTAACACCAGAAGCACCACCAATTTGAGCAGTAGAAGCAGAAACGAAGAAGTTTACAGTATCGTTAGTGTAATCATAAGTAAAGAACTGAGGTAAGTTAGCACCAACAGTAACTGAACCTGAAGTAATGATGAAACCACGAACTGCATCTAAATCCATAGAAACTAAGTTAGTAGCTCTTGAACTAGAGATAGCAATTTTCTTGATGTTACCAGCAGCTACAGAAGCTGAGAAATTAGAATCAAAGTTAATATCAGCAAAAGAAGCTGAGCTAATGTTAGAACCTGAAGTTGTTACTACTGTAGATGAAGTTTGGTTAGTTGAGTAAGTAAATTTACCAGCACCATATAAAGCACCTGAAGGAGCAGTAGTAGCAAATGGGAACTGACCAGAAGCGTTTCTTTGACCATATAAAGAATCACCAGTTGCAAATGGGTTCTTAGTGTTACCATATTGGAAATCTAAGAAGAACACTAGACCTGAAGGCATGTTCATAGGTTGAACTGAAACGAACTCTTTTGCTACGATAGTTCCGAATACCTTACGAACTAATGGTAAAGCAATACCAGCCCAGTTTTCACCTTGAGTACCGCTAGTAAAGTAAGAGTTAGTAGAGATTTGGTTAAATTCCATTACTAACTGTTTTGCTTGGTTTTCTAATAAGATTGACATGTTATTTTTATCAATCTCACCTAAACCTTCTAATAAGCCAGTTTTAATCCACTTGCCGGATAATTTGGCTGCGTCGCTTTGCATGCTCTTCCAAGAACCTGCTGCGCTTTCTAAAAGTTGTTGTACTTGTGACATTTTTGTTATTTGTTTTTGTTTTTATTTTTTATTTGATACCAGCTAATTTTTGCCATCTCGCAACCTGATCATTAGCTTCCATAATTGGCTTTTTAGTAGCTACACCTGCAGCTTTTGAAGCACCACCACGGATTAATGATTCATTCATAGGAGCTTTCTTTTCATTGAAACCAGCTGATAGAGTTTCAAATACTAATTTAGCTTCTTTTACACTAGCAGCTTTATCAAAAGCAGCTAATACTTTTACTTTTTGTGATTCGTTCAAATTCTTAGCTTTGAAGATTTTGTTAGTGTAAAGTAATTTAGCGTTAAATAAGTTAACTTCGTTAAGTTCAGTTTTAATTGCTTTTAAAGCATCATAAGCTTCTTTAAGCTCTTTTTCAGCTTTTTCTTTAGCTTTTTTAGATTCTTCAGCATCTTTTTTAGCTTTCTTAACCTCAGCCATCATATCTATACTCATTTCTTCTTCACCTTCTTCACCTTCTTCTCCCTCTTCACCTTCTTCACCTTCATGACCAGCCTCTAGTTCCCCAGATTCAACCATGTCAGCGATTACACTTTCGATGAAATTTTTAAGATCGTCTTCATCCATACCTTCAATATCAATTTCTTCATCTTCTGAATCTTCAATACCGTCAGCATCTTCATCTTCATAATCTTCTTCACCTTCAGCTTCATCTAATGCTTTTTCTTGTGTGTCTCCGTCTCCACCATCGAAACCTTCGGTTCCGTCTGAAGAAAATTTACCGAATCCTTCTTCACCTGTCGCTTCACCTTCTTCTAATTCATCTAATTCTCTTAGAAGTTCTTCAAGATCAACTTCATCTACTTTTTCTTCAGCTTCATCCATGTCTTTTATTTCATCCATTTCTGCAGCTTCATCCATTTCGACAGTTTCTTCAAGACCTTCTTCCATTTCGTCTGCTTCTTTTAAATCAACTTCTTCTTCCATTTCGTCCATTTCAGCTATTTTAGCAGCTAATTTTTCACGAAGCATAGGAGTGAAAGCCTCTTCAAGAGCAGCCTTTGCATTGGCGATGGCTGTTTCCTTAACAGCTTTAGCATCGGCAATGGCTTCTTTTAATAAGTCTCTGTTTGCCATTTGTTTGTTTTTTGTCCTCAAATAATTTTTGTTGGAAGTACGCTTATTATAGATTACTCGAAGCGTAATAGATATTTTAAATCTTAATACGATATAGAAAATCGTATATTGTCGGGTATACGTATATCAAAATATTTCAAAAACGCAAAAAGAAACCCTCCTTTTTAGGGGAGGGTCAGTCAAGGGATACTATCCCAAGAGAGGTCAAAATATTGGACAGGTTCCGTTAGCACAAAGGATTTCTGTTAATAAAGAATTAACTTTAGAATAATCATTTGTAGGTTTTTCAATACCTTCTCTAACTAACGTCATATATGAACCTGGATTAGATGGGGTTGATACGAAGTCCCAACATAATAATTCAAAATCATCTTGTACTTCTAATGTACCTTCATTGATTTCTTTTAATGAACCCATTCCACGAGATGATACACCTACTGTTACATTATTGTCAATAAGTGCTTTTAAAATATTACCAGATACAGTAGGTAAAATTTCTATTTTACCCATTACTTTATCTCCTTCCCACCAGCATTCTCTAATAATATGAGAAACATTTTTAAGAGAAATAATAGAAGATTCAGGGTGATCTAATTCACCTGTTGCTCTATTTTCTCTAACCATTTGTTGGTATTTGTCAATTTCTCTTTCCCATAACTCTTTTGGATAATAACGACCATTACCATTTTTTACTTCAGCTGTAGCTAAAATACCTTGTACCATAGGATTACCAGAAGGTGCTTTTAAACCCTCATGTAATTGTTGACGTGATACAGTAAACGGTATAGTTTCGATTAATACTTGTTTCATATTAATATTGAGTTAAATCGTTATCTTCGTCTATAACTTCTTGTTTTTTACTACCAGTTATTTTTTCATATAATTTAGCAGCTTTAGCTTTATATTTTTCTAATTCTTTAATTTCTTTTTGAAGAGTTTTAACCATTTTAGGATCAATCATTTCAGCTAATTCTTCTGATTCAGCAATAGATAATTTAGATTGTCTTTTTTCAATAGCTTCATCAATTGCTTTTATTTTAGCTTCTAATGCTAATGTTTCATTTGATTTTTCAATCTCTTTAATTTCTGAAGAAATATTAGGACGTTTAGCTTCACTTAAATCACCATATCCACTAGCTTTCCATTTACCTTTAGGGTCTTTTTGTTCTTTTGATTTTTCATAACCAATACCTTTAACACCAAATGAAGCATTTGTAGCATAATAGTTAATATCTTTAGCCATATTTTTAGCTACAATTTCTTTTAACTCATCAACTGTTTTTCCAGCGTTTTTAGGATCTTTCATTTCGGTATAATAACCCATTAAGAAAGATTGACCATAAACGTTATCAATATTATCTGGATTAGAATAATCAAAATTAGCTTTTTTAGTAATATCAGCTACTTCTTTAGCTGGTTTTTCAAATACATCTTCATCACCATAGGTTTTAATATTTTTAACACCTATTGATTCATTTAATTCTTTTGAAGAAGATTTAGTTAAACGATATATTTCTTCTGTTAAATCATTAATTATATTTTGATCATCAATATGTTTTTGAATTTCTCTGTATATTTTTTGTTTAATAGAGAAATCACCTCTATTATTCCAATCTCTTTGGGAAATTATAATTCCTATTTCTTGAATAAAATCAATATCATCTATTTCAGATAGGAGATTATATACATCTATTATAGACATGTTTGTTTTTGGAGATTTTTCTTTAAGCTCTTGATTACTAAAAGCGTATGTTTCTTCTTTTAAATTAGATTCAAATATTTTAAACCAGTTTTTCTTTTCAACAGGTTTTACTGATTCAGATAAAATACTTTTGCTTTTTAGAATATTAACAGCAGTTTTATAGTCAGTTAATGGAGTAATAAACTCAGGAAATACACGACGAGCACTTTTTAAAAAGTCATCTTTGTTTCCTTTGCCTTCTTTAATAAGAATATATTGTTGTTGTAATGTTTTTTCCATTTGTTATAAATATTAATAATAAAATAATACTGCTCCAGAAGATAAAGAAGCGCTAGTTACATAGATAGGAATTGTATCTCCAGAGTTAATTACTAAAGGTGCAGCTACAGTTGCTAATATATTTCCATTAGCATCTTTTAAACCTGTGAATACAGCTGATCCTGATACTACAGAAAATCCTCCAAAACTACCTGTTACTGTTGTTGTTGATACTATGCCGGTTGCGTTTACTGGTATATTTGCCATGTTTATTGTTGTTTTTTAAATAATTCTATTAAGTCGTTTAAATATTCTTTAGCCATATCGGTACCATAAATAACAGCAAAATTAGGATTTTGACTATATTTACGAATAGTGTCTTGTTTTGCTTGTTGTAATAATCCTACCAAAACATTTAATTGTCTTTCAATATCATCAAATGATTGTATTCTTTCTTGAATCCAATCTTTTAATTGGGGATTTTGTAAATTTAATTCATCAACATCAAACTCAGCTTCCCATAAAGGTTTAACATCAATACCTTTAGCAGCTTTATTTAAAGCTTTTTTATCAACTAAAGTATATTTAAAATTTTTTACATAAGTATTATCTTTAACACCTTCAGGACCTGCTTTAGGACCTGGACCTACTGAAGCACCAGGACCTTCTTTTAATTTTTTCTTACTAAAAGCATATCTAGTAGCTATATTTTCACCTTCAGTACCTGAAGTATAATTTGCTTGTCCCACTCCACCACCAGTAGTACTTTCTTCGGATAAAGATTTGATTTTATTATATTCTTCAAGATAATTTTTTCTTAGATGAGTTCTATAATTATTTACAGCGTCTCTAACTTGAGAAGCTATTTGTCTAATTTTAATATCATCTTTTGCTCCTGGAGCTGTAATAAGTTTATCTAATAGGTTTTTTGCTTTATTTAATTCTTCGAAAGAAGATTCATAATCAGCAACTTTTTCTACACTCCATTCAATAGCTCCAGATTCAGGATCAACTGATTTTACAGTATATTTTGTCCCTCTGTCGATTTCGACATCACCTACTTGAATTTCTTTTATTTTATATTTAAAATTAGCCATGTATTTTAACTAATTCATCTATTAATTCATAATATTGTAATAAATTAACTAAATCATCATTACCAATTTTAGATGTTTTACCTAAAGGAGTAATAATATTTTGAATTTCGTTAATTTTAATCTGGATTGCTTTATTTGTTACTTTTTTATTTAATTTTGTTAACTCAGATTTAATTTCTCCTATTTTAGTATTATAAAATTCTCTTAATTTAGGAGTAGAATCTACTGAATTGATAAATTCTTTTAAAACTATTTTTTGATTATCATTTAAATCAGCATATTTACCATTGAATTTTTCTAACATTACTTTGTAAGTTAAAATTCTAAGATCTTTATCGTATGATTTAAATTCTTCAATTAAATTATCCTCAACTTTAGTTTTTTCAACTGATTTAGAAGATAAATGTTCTAATATATTTAATTTATTGGAAATAATTTGATCCGGGTTGGATAAATTTTCGCTGTTATATATTTCTATTAACGTATATAATGAAGCGTAAGCTTTATAATTAGGTAATTTAGTCTTAAAAAATTCATCTAAGTTATAATACTTTTGGATTTCACTAATTAAATTATATTTTTGTCTTTTTAATGCTCCTCTATTTAATTCTTTAGAAGATTCAATTAATGTATTAATTACAGTTTCAGCTTTAGCCTCAGTAATGTTTTTATACTTTGATAAAGATTCGTATAACTTGTATTCTCTACTTAATTCTGTTTTAACAAAATATTTCTTTAAAAGGTTAGTTGCTTTAGAGTCCTTACCAGACAAAGTGTCCGAAGTAATTTGTCTAACTAAAAGTTCGAATAAAAGTCCCGTGTTTTTATATTTGGAATGTTTTATCAACATATTATTCATTAAAAGTATTATATTTAAAAATATATCCGTAAGCTTGTTTTCTTTTACCTTTACAACATTCATTTATAGCAGGAGAACCTTTAGGTTTATTAATATAAATAGCAGCTTCTAATAATGAATTAAAGGTATTAATTAGAGTATTATTTAAATCGTACTGAGAAATGCTCTTTTTAATTAAAGATGGTTTACCTAATTTAGAAAATTTAATTTTTTCATTTCTTTCTTCATTATTAATTAACCAAGGTAAGATTCCTCTTTTTTTTCCTTTTTTACTTAAAGATTGAGAAGATTTCCATTTTTCGGACTTTGGTTGTTTTGCAGAAATACTTTTTTTTATTTTAGTTTCTAAAGAATCTTTAACTCCTTTTTTACCTTCACCCCCATCAGTTAAATTTACTAAAGAACCTTTTTTTAAATCTTTTCTACCATATAATAATATAAACTCTATTTCTTTTTCACAAGCTTCTTCCCAAGTTAAATCATCTAAAACAATATCAACTTTATATTTTGTTTTATTAACAATATTTAACCAAAATTTATTTCTATTTATAGTTTCATAAGCTCGTTTATATAAGTTTTTATTTTTAGATAAATCTTCTCCTATTCCTATATAAAAAGGTTCATTAGAATCTAATCTAATATGTCTATAAACATAAGCCATTTTTATTATAAATATATAAAGATTCTTATTCCTTCAATTTAGATTCATCTAATAGTATTTCCTTATTATTAGTTTCTTTAAAATTAATTTTCTTTTCTAAAGATTCTAATAAGGTTTTATTTTTAGCTACTATTTCTAAGGCCAGTGGAGAAACATCTTTTTTAGGTCTGCCATATCCTTCTTGGTCATCTACTTTCATATCTTGTCTACCTAATCTATCTCTACCAAATGCATTATCTTGTGTATTAATATTAGATACTTTTTCTTTAGGACGGCCTAAAGGTGCTTTTTCATCATATCCATCAGGTAATTCATTTGCTGAGTATCTGCCTCTACCGTATAATGAAGCTAAATCATGTGGTGTACCATAAGATTTACCTGTTTCAATAGGATCATTTCCTTCTTCACCTATTTGATTATATCTAAATGAACGTTTTTGATCTTGTGCAATTAAATCTCTCATTTCCTCATATTGGTCTTGACTAAAATGGAATATGTTTTCATAAATCCAATCTGAAGATATTAATTTAGATTCCATCATTTGAGCCGCTAAATCCATTTTTTCCTTCATTAAAGCAACACGTTCCTGATCATAAATGATTGAAGGAGTAGTTAGATTTAATTCAAAATTAGTTAAATTTTCAGCTGTATAACCTTGAGTATATAAATGTACTAAAGCAATTTTATATAATTCTGATAATACAATACGTTGTAATCTATCAATAGTACGAGCAAATCTAATATCTTCTGCTGCTAATGTAGCTTTACCTTGTAAATTTTCATCATACCCCATAAACGCTTTAGGTACTTTAAGAG